ATAATGAAATTAGAGTTTTTCCTACTCCACACATTAATACAAGCATCCCTTTATCGTATTGTTTAAAATGTATAACTGACTTTTCAATAATAATAGTTTGGTCGTTTCTCGGTATGTAGGAAATAATTTGTTTATTTGTTCTCTTGGATTTTAGTATATGGATTAATGATTGAATATTTATTTTTTTTATTGTTTTTCTTACTCTGTTGCATCTTACCAAATCACTAATTTCTTGTTTTGTTAATTTTTTATACTTAATACCAAGTGTGATTAAATAAGGTTCAATAAGAGTAATAATTTTTTTATTGTAAAATTCAGTTCCAGCATCATATTTAACATTTAATTCACGAAACTCATTTTGTAATAAGCGTTCAACAATTCCAATTTTTTCAATAGGAACTTCAAACACCGCTTCAAAATATCCTCTCTTTATCTCACCAGTAGCATATTGTGTATCCCTTTCAGGAATGTTATTTGCTTTACCCATTTTACACGCATCATCCACATCATATGATGGATGATTTCTAACATAAATATATCCGTTAGTTTGGTTCATTTTGATAAAGTTCATATAAGTTATGTAATAATATAATTGTGAAATTATAAATCAATTTTTATTATATTCAGGAAATAAAATAAAAAACTTTAAAAAAATCGGCGTTTTAAATGTGCAAAGGTGTAAAATTACTCCTACACCTACAGAATAAATAGATACAATTATTTATTTAATTCAAGAATTACTTGGTTTCTTGTTTGTAAATCCGTCTGTAGTAAAATATTTTAAAATTGTATATATAATAATACTACAGGTAGAGGCTAATATTCCTAATAAATATAATAGCCCCGAAGATATCTTATTTAATCTACCATGAATTTTTTGATTGTCTATATTTGAATAAATTATATATACTTGAAGCAAAAGTAAAATTATAGTAATGTTCGTAAATGAATAATAACTACTAGACACATGTCCTGATATTATCACCGACTTATAATAAATAATTAAATATAACATAAATCCTATAATCGTTAATAATAACAATAATGGGCCACTACTTATAAATATTTCTGATATAATTTTAAATATTGACTGATCTTCTGTGATTTTTAATATATTTTGAATAATAATTAATAATATCATCATTATACCTAAAGTTAGTATAGAGTATCCCGTTATTGAAGATCCATAGGAGACTTGACCACTTGAAAATAAACTAATTATAAATGATATTACACTTGCAACTATAAATGCTTTATATACTATGGAAAAAAAGTCTTTCATTTATAATATATAAGAATATTTTTGAAAGGTGTATTCATTTATTAATTATGCTTTTTAGATTATCTATTTCATTCTGCATTTCTTGTATTTTACTTATCATTATTGGTATTAATTCAATATAATTAATGTTTTTATGACCTTGTATTGAATTATTTACTAATTCAGGAAATATTTCTTCTACGTCTTGCGCAATTAACCCATAATGTTTTTGTTTAATTTCGTCTTGGTCATTATTATCTTCGTCTGTTTTTAAATATTGGAATGTTTTTGGTTTTAATTTTAAAATATTTAACTTAGCTGTCTCCGATATTTCTTGTATATTTGTTTTTTTATTTATATCTGAGAGATTATAAATATTATTTTCGACATATAAATCGTTATTTATATAAAGGTCTTGGGGTATTAATACATTTTTATTTTTATTTTCTGGAGTGATTATTTGATTTCCTGACTGAGTTTTAAATATCCACAAAGCATTATTTTGAGGACTTATCACAAATTGTTTTATATTTTGTTGGGCATCGTTTTGTTTCCCTCCATAATTTGATATAAGAGACATATAATATATATATTTTAATTTTTAGTATTTAATATATTTATATATATTAATATGATTATAAAAAAAGAAATAAAAAATGGTATTGAAATTCTTTATGTTAAAAAAGATATGACTGACGAAAAATTGAAAAAATTTATAAATAAAAAATTAAAAAGAAATCAAATAAAAACTATTATTACAAAAGATACAGATGTATACACCGAAGATGGAAAATTATTGCTAATCTTCCGTAAAAATATATTATCTAAAAACGCGATTAATGACTTTTACGATAACATTATCGATTTTGCCCATAATGAAACAAGCAACCGAGGTATCGCCTCAGGTAGCGAAATAAAACGTGCTGACTTAAATCCTAAAATCAAAAGTAATATTTTCGGGTATTTTGATAATTTAGCGCCAATGCAAAAATACAAATTAAAACAAAAAAATATACCAGTTAAATTAAATGTTAGAGAATGTAAGTTTAATCGTGATTTTCCGGAAAAATATAAAAAAACATTACCTTTAATAAAAGAAATTGATGAAAAATATGAAAAATATACGCCAGACCATTACAAATTACAAAAAAAAAAATCTGATGCTACGCCATTTAAAATAACAGGTACGTCTTTTACTACAATTACCACAAATGTTAATTTTCAAACACATTGTCATACAGACAAAGGAGACGATCCTGAAGGATTCGGTAATTTATGTGTTATCGAACAAGGTGAATATGACGGGGGTGAAACATGTTTTCCACAATACGGTATCGGGGTTGATGTTAGAACAGGTGATTTGTTGTTAATGGATGTTCATCAACTTCACGCAAATTTACCGATTATTCTAAAAGATAAAGACGCAATAAGATTATCTATTGTTTGTTATTTACGACTAAATATTTGGAAAAAAACACAAAATATTACTAAAAAACAAGCAATTAAACATAATAAAACATTAAAAAGAAATTTAGAAAAGTAATTTCAGTAACCCTATAAACAGATATTAATAAAACAATTGAAATGCTTTCTAAACCGTTATTTAGGTAATTAACTAACCAACCAACTAATTAACTGTAAATTTTTAACTGTAAATTTTTAACTGTAAAAAAGGATTATTTACAGGATAAATACCCAAAGATATAATTTTTCTTTTATTAATAACTTATAAGAATCTTCAAAAAATTTATCAATATCACGAATTTTTGTTACCTCAGTTTCACTTTTTTTAAGATCGCTTCAACATCGTCGTCAATAAAAACTATATATTTACCTTCATCAAAATAACTTGATATAAATTTACGTTGATTAGTGATACCTTTTTTACCAATCACTATTTTGTTATACATAGTTTTTGGTACTCCTTCTTTGTACATTTTTTCTTATTGTTTATTTGCAACAAATATATAAATCGAATTTTTGTTAATATTTCCTTCAAGCAACGTTTTTAAGGTTTTATTAACTATTTCTGTTACACGGTTATAAGACGGTATTGCCACAATATATTGAGATTTTGATCCCATTTTATATAAAACAATGTATATTATTTTATAAAATATAATTTAAAATAATATATATAAATAGTAGTATGTCTAAAATAAATGAATTTAATTCAAAGTCATTTAATGTTAATACCAGTCATCCGTTAATTCAAAACGAACAACAGTATGTCTTATATAAAAAATATATATCAATACATTCTGAGGATAGAGATGCCATTAAATATCCGAATTCAAGTTTATTTGAAATTGAAATGCCTGAAGATATATTAAATATATTATCTGTTAAACTTACAAATTGGTCGTTTCCATCAAATTATAACACATTTTCACCTGCTTACTCAAATGTTACTATGACATTTAAAATAAATATGCCGTTCAATCCATCTGACCAAGGGTATTCCGTACCTCTTTATGACGCTATTTTTAATGCTTTATTTTTAAATAAAGATAATAATTATTCGATTACAATTGAAACCGGATTTTATAACCCTATTCAAATGGTTACAGAACTAACTAATAAATTCAATAAGGTTGTTACCGATTATTTATTATCATATTTTAATGACTCTACGACTGCAAATTATGACCCAATATTGTATCCACAATTATTAGATGAATTTGAAAAAGGCGGAGGATATTCAAATTTTATTATAGTATATAACTCGGTATCACAAAAAATATGGTTTGGTAATACCACTGACGGATTTATTTTAACAAATACCACGCAATTTGCTCAGACTACGCCAATTGATAATACGTTTTGTATTCAAAAAATTCAATTACCTGATTTTAGTAGTTGGGGTTTACCTGGTTATTTAGGGTTATCTAAATGTGATACTTTGTCGGTTAATGGATTAAATGATACTTTATCGGTTAATGCGATAAACGTAGATAATACAAATATTATTACTCCTCGCTTTTTTTACGGAGACGTTATAGGTGGTGATAACGGATTTTGGCTTTTACCTAACCCTTTATTACCTGGTTCACAAGTAAATTGGATAGAATGTCCTTATAAAATAAATTTTATGGGTCCCGCTTATTTTTATATTGAAATTGACGGCCTTAATTGTATTGATGAAACATCTCCTTTTAATATAAGTCAATTTACTTCGACCACAAATAAGACAAATGGTATTGTTAACTCTTCGTTTGCTAAAATAGCCATACCATCGACGCCGATCTCTCAATGGTTCGACCGCGATTCGTTGCCTTATAAATTATTTGTTCCGCCTGCAGAGAGAATTAGAAAATTAAAAATAAAAGTAAGATATCATAATGGGTTATTAGTTGATTTTGGTTTATTTAATTGGTCAATTATGTTAGAATTTAATATTTTATTGCCGCAACAACAAAGGGAATTCGTTCCATCTCTCAATAATTTATATAAAATGGTAATTTAGATCAACGTATTGCTGTAAATAATTATCTACTTATTAGTAATTGTATGAATTTAATCGTATTATGTAATTATTTTATACTCACTTTTAATCCAGTCTTTTAATAAACTTATATCACATTTTTTATAATTTTCTTGGATTTCCATTACAAATTTTTTTATATCATAAAATTTTGGTTTTTTCATTTTAATAGTCTTGTAAAACAAATAATCGCCATTAGGGCCATTTCTTATACTCATATCCTTTGAAATTACTCGAACTATGTTTGTATTTATTGAAGCAATGCTACCTTTGGTTGAATTATTTAAATATTTTTCCACATCTTCTAAACGTATATTTTCCATTGGACGATTACCTAATTCTTTTAAATTTATCTGTTTCTCTCCCCATTTTAAATATAAACCATATTTTCCTTTCATTAAATGTATATCTTTATCATCTTTAGTACCTAATAATATACTTTTTTTTGTTTTGGGTAATATATCTTCGGTCGGTTTTACTTTATTTGTGAGAGAAATATTACTAATGCTTTTTTCAATTTGATTATTACATTTATTACATACATCAATCCATATTATATCGCCTTTCGCTATTTTATCTAATTCGATTTCTAATTCTTTTGTAAAGTCATAATGAAATAACTCTTCAAAATATTTATTTAAAAATTCAATTACTTTAATACCTAATGGCTGAATTACTAATTTGTTTTTTTCGGCGCCATATTCCTTGTTTATTTCAATTTCTCTCAATAAATTATTATGTAATTCGTATTCTTTGCATTGTATAGTTTTTCCTTTTATATCTTCTTTTTTTACGTATTCTCTCTCAAGTATTTTTTCGACAATGCCAGAATAAGTAGAAGGTCTACCTATACCTTTCTCTACTAATAACTGAATTAATTTAGCTTCAGTATAATGTAATTTTATACCAGCTACTATAATGGTTGATTGAATTTTGTTATATTTTAAAATAGTATTTTGTTTTATAGATTGTAAATAATGGTAATATTTATCGTCTTCCATATCTTGTTTTTTAACTATTTTCCATCCAGGAAAATTAATGATATCTGATTTGTAAATAAACCGTCGGGAGTTAAATGCACTAATACTTGCGGTAACAGAATGTATTATTGCGTCAGACATACAACTTTCTAATGTATTCGTCCATATTAGTTTATATAATTTATTTTCTTTTGTACCAACTTTCAATGATAAATCACATAAATTTATGTTTGTAGGTCGAATTGCTTCATGTGCTTCTCTATAATTGCTATTATGAACCGGCATATTTTTACTTAAATAATTTTCATCATTATATTTATTTAAAATATAATGTTTTACATTGTCGATAAAATGATTGTTATATGTTTTACTATCCGTTCTCATATAAGTAATATATCCTTCTTCATAAAGTGTCTGACAAATCTGCATTGTTTCTTTCGGAGAGAAATGTAAAATATTGCTTGCGGATTGCTGTAATGTTGATGTAATAAATGGTGTGGGTGGATTTTTATAACTCAATGTCGGTTTAGAACAACAATATTCGTGTGCGAAAAAAATAGTTTCCATTAAAAAATTAACCATCTCTTCATTTTTATTATTCATTACAAATTGGTGGTCTAATTCAAATGGAATATTATGGTTTGTAAAATACCCGATAGTATTATAAACAGGAGACTCAAAAATATTGTTATCTGTCGTATTACTTAAGTACCATCCAAAACGCTTTGTGTTTGATTTATCTTCATTTGCGTTAATTTCCATTTGGTTATCATAAATTAATTTTAATGCCGGTATTTGACATCTTCCAGCTGAGAGAGGTAAATTTGTTTCTCTTGGTATATGTTGCCATAATATCGGACTTATTTTAAACCCAACTAATAAATCTAAAATTTGTCTGGTCTGTTGGGCATTCACTAAATTAATGTCAATTGTGGTTGGCGAATGCAGCGCTTTAATAATAGCGTCTTCAGTGATTTCATTAAAAAGCATTCGTTTAGTGTTATTTACGTCTAATTTTAATATATTACACACCATATAAGCGATACCTTCGCCTTCTCTATCCTTATCTAAAAATAATAGAACTTCGTCTACTTGTTTCGCTTTTTTTTTAATTAATTCTGTGTGTTTTTTTTTCGTTTCAATTAACTCATAATTACATAAATAATTATTATTAATATCAATATTATTTAGAGACTTTAATTCAGTAATATGCCCCATGGTTGCAATTACTTCATAAATGTTATAACGATCATTATCATTTAAATAATTTTCTATTTTTTTACATTTAGAAGGTGACTCAACAATAACAAGATATTTCATATTTATTATATTTTGTTATTTTTATATTAATTTTATTCTTATTTAACTCTTTTTGTATTTTTACGTTTTTTATGGTCTCTTTTTCTAAGTTTACTTTTTCTACGTTTAATTTTTCTATGCTTATCTTTTTTACCGCCTTTTTTATATGAAATATCATATCACATAAACCATGATTACATTCAAACTGGTTTTTTACATAAAACGGAACAGCAGATGTAACAGACTCCAGTAATTAGGTTGTTTTTCTAAAGTTTGTTTTATTTCAACCATTAAACTTGTTTCATATAATGAAAGTGGATGAAAAAGTAATTTGTTACAGCGATTGCATCTAATGGTTTCGAAGTATCCATATATTTACTTAATATTATTTTCTTTCTTTTAGCATCTTTTTAAACTGCTGTGTTTTTTTAAATTCTTTCCACGAAACATTTATTTGTGCGGTTTTTAATTCATTTTCACTACCTTTTTTTTCATTTAATTCGTCCAATTTTTCCGCTTTTTTTAACGCACTATCGATATATATTTGTTTTAAAATTGTACCAACTAAAAAAGACGCACTATGTTGGTCTTCTTTACCTTCTTCAATTTGTTTTAATATATCCACAAATTTATTTAGTAAGTCAATATTAATTTCATCTTTCCTAATTTTATTAAATAAATCAGTGTAATAAGTATATAAAAAATTCGCTTCAGTTATACATTCATTATATATTTTTTCTTCTGCATTTAGGTCGCCTTTATACAACTCTTTAATATCAAGTATTTTTTGAATTTCTATTTTAAATAATTCGCTATGTCTAAGTTTGCGTATTAATTCAGTTTGGTCTTCAACGTTATTTGCTTTTATCATATTTTGCAAATGTAACCTTTGTTTATTTGTCATTTCATTCATTTACGTTATATTATGTATAGTTAAGAAATATTTATTTCATTTTAAACTTAATTATATATTTTCGCTTATTATATATATATGTCAACGAATAATGTTCCAGGTATGATTTATCCTACACAAAAGGGAATGTTAGCGGGTAATCCGAGAGACTCCGCTATTGCTCAAATGAATAATACAAATACAAAACAAGCTGCATTAGTAAATGCCGTAGGAGGTAAAAAACGTAAGTGTAAATTTATATATAAACGAAAACATAGTATTAAAAGAAGGGGTGGGTCAACTATAGCGGTGCCGCAGTATACGATGTTGTATACTACACAAAGTGGCCCTGGAACAGACCCAAACTCGCAAATTAAAATAAACAGTCAAATATCTACACAAGGGGCTGCAAATGCAATTTACGATCAACAAGCAACAAAAATGGGAGGGGGCAGAAAATATTCACACAAGAAAAAACATCGCAGACACAGCAGTAAGGGCGGAAATAATCCGAACTGGCATTGGCCGTGTAGTTCGGGAGGAAAACGCAAGACTAAAAAAAGAAAATATTAAAATATGGTAAATTTGTTCAATACATATTGTTTGAAATAATTAATTATATTGTTAATATATAAGTTATTAAATGCCGTCAGGTAAAAGTTATTTAAATTTTATTTATATTAATTTAGCATTTATTATTTATATAGCCATAGTTTTTTATTATACTCAAGTATCTGTTATCAAAGCAAACTGGAGTAATGTTCGTTGTAATCCCATATATATGCCCCTAGCCGATGATATTCAAAGTAATTTCGTGTATTGTATTCAGACAATGCAATCAAGTTATATGGGTTACTTATTAGAACCTCTAAATTTTATTACAAGTTCAATTGGATCTCTCTTAGGTAACTTTTTAGAAGAGATAAATATGGTTAGAGCTATGTTTAATAAAATAAGAAACTTTATTTCATCAATTATTCAATCTGTTTTTGGCGTATTTTTAAATTTAGTTATTGAATTTCAAAAAATTACAATAAGTACAATAGATTTAATAGGTAAATCAATTGGCATAATGACAACATTAATGTATACCATAGACGGTAGTATTAAAACAATGAATTCAACATGGAATGGGCCACCCGGACAATTAGTTAGAGCACTCGGGAAATGCTTTCATCCATTAACACAATTAAAACTAAAAAATGGTAAAATAAAATATATGAAAGAAATTTGTTTAGGGGATGTTTTAGAAAACGGATCTATAGTTGAAGCAGTTATGCAAATAGATAATAAAAGGGATAAAATACCGTTATATATTATTGAAAATGCGGGAGTTAATTCGCAAGATATATTTGTTACAGGATCACATTTAGTATTCGATAAAGAAACAGACCGGTTTATTAAAACAGAACATTATCATAAAGCCTATTTATCAAATCGAACAACAGAGTGGTTTAGTTGTTTAATTACAAGTAATCATAATATTAAAATAGGGGGTGAATTGTTTTGGGATTGGGAAGACCATTTTATAAAAACAAAAGATACAATGAATTATATTTGGTTATAAAATATAAGCTTTTAATTTCTATACTTTTTATAATAATATAATTATATGGATACAAATAATATAAAAAAAGTATATAGCAAATTAAATTATTTTGATCAATATGGTGCATCTTTTCTATTATTTATTATTATTACAATTGCTCTTTTTATTATCATATCTTATTGTTTTACCATGATAAATATTCAGCCCATACTTGATGACTGGGGAAATCAACGATGTAAAATAAATATCATCCCTTTTGCCGGATATATTAGTAAGCATGACGGTGTTTCAAATGAAGATTATAATTATCAAAATTTTGTTTATTGTACTCAAAACATATTATCTAGTATTACTGGTGCAATGGTTGAACCAATAACTTTTATAACAAAGTCGTTTGGAACTGTAACAGACGATATAAAAAACGCAATTAATGACATACGCGCGATGTTCGATAAAATACGCACATTTTTTCAGACAATGACACAAGAATTAATGGGACGAATTTTAAATATGACTATTCCTCTTCAACAAATTGTAATTAGTATGCGTGACGTAATCGGTAAAATGCAAGGAACAATGACAGCAGGGCTATTTACTCTTCTTGGCGCATTTTATGCGTTACAATCACTTATGGGGGCGATCGCTGAATTCATTATTATCATATTAATTACGTTAGCTGCTATGATAGCTGTTTTTTGGATTTTCCCATTTACTTGGGGAATGGCAATTTCTTTTACAGGTATTTTTATTGCTATCGTAATACCAATGGCTATTATATTAGCATTTATGCTTGATGTATTAGGCGTAAAACCCGATCTATCTATTCCAAAACTTAAATGTTTTGACGAAAATACCCCAATTTTAATGAAGAATGGCAAATATAAGACTATAAACGACATTCATCTCGGTGATGTATTATCGGAAAACAATTATGTAACTGCTATTATAAAAGTAACTACAATCGGATCTAAAATGTATGATTTAGACGGAATTATTGTATCTAATTCACATATTGTTTATTTACCAGAAAGTGACAAATGGATACCAGTATCTATACATCCTAGGGCAACCCCGTTATGTAACTATAATAAACCTTATTTATATTGTTTAAATACTTCTAACAAAACTATTACAGTTAATAATTATCTTTTTACAGATTGGGACGAAATTTACGGAGAGACATTAACAAAAGTAAAAAATAATCCATTTATTAAAATAAATAACAATAACGATATCCATAAATTTTTAGACGGAGGGTTCTCTCAAGATACAAAGATCAAACTATTGATTGGCGAAGAGAGAAATATATGTGACATACGTATAGGCGACATATTAGAAAACAATAGTGTTGTTTATGGTGTTGTAGAAATTGATGGAACGGATATTTTGCAATATAATTATGAATTTTTAAATACGTCATTTCAAGGGGGGCCTAATTTAGCTATTTATGAAAAAAAAAATAAACAAACTATTCATACAACGTTGGAATTTAATAAAAATAAACATATTCATAAAACACAATCACAAAAGTTATATCATTTATTAACAAATTCTAAAACATTTCAAGTAGGAAATATACAATTTCAAGATTATAACGGTTGTATTGATTTTATTAATTCTTAATTGGCACAATTTCTTTATATAATTAAGAAATTATTATCTGTGAAATATGTATAATATGGATATCTCAATTTTTGGATATAAGTTTAATCTAGAACTTTTAATTTTTATCGGAATAATTTATTTAATTTTAGTTAGTCATACTGTGTGTGGATGTTGTAGGCTTAATGGAATGGGTTTAATAGAAGGTCTCAGTACAATGGCTACTACTGACGCTTCCGGTAATAATACTGTAACAGGTAAAAAAGCGATTGCCATAAAAAACACCGATCTTTTAAAAACTCAAGTTAATGTAGGAGGTGCAACTCCGTTACCAGCATTACATGAAGCAGTGAAAGTAAAAGCGGTTTCCAGTAAAGAAGGTTTTACGGGTGCAAATATTAATTATGGCCAAAGTTCGCCTTATGATTTAGCACGTAATGATGTGGTAAACACACAGGGATGGTTCCAACCTAATTTGACTGTTACACCAGGGCAACCATTAAATCCTGCTGTGAAGGAATTTTTGAATAGACCATCACAACCAATACCATTACCAGAAGGCGAAATGGATATGTTTGCTAACACGGAATTTAAACCTGAATGTTGTCCGAACACATATAGCACTGGATCAGGATGTGCATGTATGACGAGTCCACAATATAATTATCTCATAACTAGGGGATTTAATAATTTACCTTACGATGAGTACTAAGCATTATTAAAAAAATGATTATAAATACATTACATATCATATCATATACATATACCTCGAGCAATGCAACCTTTTACTGAAAATACAAAATTATGTGAGTAACAAATTGAGATTCTTATGAAAAAACAATATATGATTTAATGTTTATTAAAAATTTACTTAAATAAATTTCAATATATACCATAAATGAGCAATATAATTATTAATAAAGATATTTTAGAAAAAATTAGACAAGACATTCGTTGTTTAGCTCAAAAATATAATTATATTCATAATATTGATATCGATTTGGATGATTTTACAGACGAACAGTATGATATGAAAAAATATATTGAGTTGTGTTGTGACTATTATCCGAGAGACATTTATGTATCAGTCGGACAATGTAAAATATTATGTGATGAATCTATTTATTATCATATGGAAGAGAGGGCATTTGGAGTATCTTACTTAAAAGAAGGTCACGGTAAATATGAAATATTTTTAAAAGAAATTGAAAATATAATAAATAAATGTGATAAATTAATAAAGTATTATAAATAATGTATTATATATATATATTAATATATTATTAATGTTTCCTATTTTTTCTTACATTACCAAATTTAATCAGACATATATTGATATTACTACTATAAAAAAATTTATTAAAGATATTGCAAATGAAACCCATTTTATTCATAATATTGACAAACCAATTGAGGAACAAGAATTGCCTTTAGATACAAAATTTAATTATATTAAACTTGTTGAACCATTTTACGGAAACGTATATATTGAGATTGGAACTTTTAATTATCATTATGTGAATTCGTATGAAAGTTTTTTACCAAATATCAAAGATATTATTACTTCTAATTCATACTCTATTGAAATTTCGCAATTTGAATTAATTTATGATTATCATATCGACTACACCATAAATTTTAAAGATTGCACAACAGAATATATAATAAAAGATATTAAAACTAAATTATTAGAACATAGTTTAATGCTTTAATATTATTATAATATATATGACACGTACTATTAAAAGGCGTAATAAATTAAAAATAAATATACAATGCCCGATAGGATTAAAACCGTTTGAACAAAGATTTACAAAAAAACGGTCTGTAGCACAATTAAAAAAAAACACATCAAAAAAGAAAAAAGATTTAGTAAAAGAGTTATTAAGTAAATTTGCTCCTAACAGTATACGTCCTCAAGATGACTTTTATGATTATATTAATTATCAATGGTTGCAAGATATTGATGTAAATAAACAACAAAAATATATCACACAAGTTGACGATTTTCGTTTAACACAAGACAAGGTTTACCGAGATTTAAATGAAATTATTCTAGATTATATTAAAAATCATCGCGATAAATTAGCAAAAAATCTTAAAAACTTTTACAAGTCGGTTATTAAAATGAACCCACAACATTATACAAAACAGTTAGTAAAACAATGTATAAATACGGTTGATTTGTTAGTTAAAGAAAACAATCCATGGAAATTATTAGCTTTTTTTAATTGTGATGAAACTATTTCTTATAAAGCACCTTTTATGTGGTCATTAAATCCAAATGAAAAAAATTCAAAAAAATATGCATCGAATATAGACGTGATGCAATTTTCAATATTAGATCTTAGTGTATATTATGACGATGGAACTAGTAAAAATTATAAAAAAAATTATAAAAATCAATATTTACATTATTGTAAAAAATTATTTAATACATTAATTGGTCCAAATAAATTTGATGTAAATGACATATTTGATGTTCAAGTAGATATTTTTAATGCATTAGGCTGTACAGATATTACAAAAGAAAAAGAAAATAGTTATAATCAAGTTACAACCGAACAGGCTTTAAACTATGGATTTGATTGGAAAGAATTTACACATCATCTTGGATATAAAAAAACTCCTAAATTTTTTATTGTTTCTAGTTTAAATGCGTTAAAATGTACGACTGATTTATTTTTAAAGAATTGGAATACCACAAAATGGCAAACATATTATATTTATGTATTAATTGAAAAATTAGCAAGATTTACCGCTGGTTGGGAAAAAATTTTATTTGAATTTTACGGTAAATTTGAACGTGGACAAGAATATATTAATTATAGTGACGCAGTTAGTTCTTCTCTCTACATGTCTGTACCATTTAATACATTTTTAACCAAACAATACGTAAAAAAATACGAAAATAAACAAGCACTCGAATACGTTAAAATATTAGCGGAAGATCTAAAAATTGTGTATAAAAAAATTTTAATGCGTAACGAATGGTTAACACCTTCCACGCGTGCTTATGCCTTAAAAAAGTTAGATAAATTTAAATTTATAATTGGAACACCCCCCACACTGAGAGAAGACCCAGACTTAAATTATGGCGAAATGTTGTATGATAATATGTCTAAAATAATTATTTGGAGACATAATAAATTAGTTGAATTAGATGGTGAAAATTTAACTGACATACCACAAATGGATTGGGGACAATATCCAGTTAAAATGGTAGGTACCCAAGCATATATAGTAAATGCTTCATATACACCGACAGAAAACGCAATTTATATTAATTTAGGTTATATACAAGATCCGTTTATTGATTTAAATGAAAGAGGTATAGAATATAATTTAGCACATATAGGATTTACATTAGGACATGAAATGTCTCATGGATTCGATGATTGGGGTAGTCAATATGGATGGGACGGTAATTTATACGATTGGTGGACACCTAGTGATAAGGAAAAATTTAAGGCTATTCAAAACGACGTTATAAGACAATATGAAGAATATGCTGCGAGAGATGGTATAAAATTTGACGCATCGATCGGTATTGGCGAAGATTTAGCAGATATTTCTGGGTTAGCTATATGTGACGAATATTTAAATGATTTTCAAGAGAATAATAGCGATTTAATTCCTATTAAAAATTTGTCATACGAAACCTTTTACGTATTTTTTGCGTTTCAACAAAAACAAAAAATTAATAAAAACGCTTTACAAGCACAATTAAAAACCAACCCACATCCGTTAGATAAATATCGATGCAATGTTCCATTGTCTAGATCTGTAATTTTTCGGTCAATATATGACATTAAAAAAGGAGACGGTATGTGGTGGCATAATACTAAAATGGTATGGGATTAGTATATAAATGTTTTTATATAAAAATAATATAA